CGCAACATCGAGCTGTCGGCTGAGCAGCGTGAGCACGCCCGCATCGCCGGTGTCGACGACTTCACCTACGCCAAGAACCTGCAAGAGCTTGACCGCCGCAAGAAGCTCGGCATGTACCCGGATCGCTGACCATGACCGACGACATCGAGAACCCGACCCAGCAGATCGCAGCACCGGCGCCGAAGAAGCGCGGCGGCTGGCGCGGCAAGCGCCGCAGGCCGCAACCGGCGCCGCCGTCTCCCGAGCTGGTGAAGAAGATCGCCGATCGCGCCATGAAGCCGATCGCGAAGATGAAGGCGCGGCCGAACTGGGACGACGACACCGAGTACATGGTGGCCGACGAGGGCACCGATCGCCTGCGCATCCCCAAGGAGATCGTCGACCAGCTCGCCGCCGACGGCATCGCGCTGCAGTGGATCACCCATTCGATCCGGGGCATGGATATGCCGCTGGAATACTCCAAGTACATTCGCGGCGGCTGGACGCCGGTGCATCAATCCGACTTCGACGGCGTGTTCGACGGCATGTTCATGATGAAGGGTGTGGACGATGTCGTGCGGGTGGACGACGCCATGCTGGTGGCCCGGCCGATGTCGATCCAGATGAAGGCGAAGCAGCGCGAGCGGCAGTTCGCGCGCGAGCCGCTCCGCGTGAAGGAGGCCGAGGTCGGGCAGGGCCTGCCTGTCACCGGTGGCGATCATCCGAGCGCCAGGGCGCAGAACAGCATCAAGCGATCGGTGGAGCGCATCGACATCCCGGAGTGAGGCGATGCTCTACGCCGCCCTGATCGCGCTGCGGCTGGTCGTCCTGCATGGTGCCGACCACCAGCCGATCGCCATCAACGAGGAGGAGATCTCCAGCCTGCGCGCGCCGGGGGATGCCGAAGGGGGCAACTACGCACCAAGCATCAGGTGCGTAGTCATCATGACAAACGGCAAGTTCATCGGTGTCACCGAAACCTGCACCGAGGTCTTCAGAAAGACAAAACAATGACGACGATCAACGCAATGGTGGTCGACCTCTCGCACTGGGACCCGGCCGACGACTACGAGGCCGTGGCGGCGGATGGCATCGAAGGTGTGATCTTCAAGGCAACCGAAGGCCAGAGCTATACCGACCCCACCTACGTGTCGCAGCAGCACGCCGCCAAGGCGGCGGGCCTGAAGTGGGGCAGCTATCATTTCGCCGACTCCAGCAATACCGACGGACAGGTGCGCAACTATCTGCGCTTCGCCGCGCCCGACCCGGACGAGCTGTTTTGCCTCGACTGGGAGGACAACGGTGGCAACACCATGTCGGCCTCGCAGGCGAAAGACTGGATCACCCAGGTCGAGACGGCGCTCGGCCGTCCTGGCGAATGCGTGATCTATTCCGGCAACACCGCCAAGGAGCTGATCCACGGCAACGATCCGTTCTTCGGCTCGCGCCGCCTGTGGCTCGCCCAGTACAGCTCGACGCCGAGCTGGCAGCAGAGCTGGGATACGTATTGGCTGTGGCAGTATACCGACGGCCAGTACGGCCCGCAGCCGCATTCGATCGACGGCGTCGGGCCGTGCGACATCAACTCGTACGCTGGCACGGCCGAGCAGCTCGCCGCCGAGTGGGCGACCGGCAGCGCGCAGCCGGTGCCGGTGCCGCCCGACCCGGCGCCGGGCGATACCGTCACGGTGCTGATCACCGCGCCGCCCGGCGTCAGCGTGAAGGTGAGGGTGGTCGCCCCCGGCGCCGCCGACAAGCAGCGGACGCGCGGGAAGGAAGCCGCCTGATCCTCTGGCCGACATAGCTCAGCGGAAGAGCTGCGCTCTCGTAAAGCGTAGGTCGGGGGTTCGATCCCTCCTGTCGGCACTTGTCAAGCGAAAAGAACTGAACTAGAGTTCGGATATTGCTTGGCGCCGAGGCGGCGCCGAGGAGTCACCCGCCGAATGGCTTGGCGGCCCTGAAACCGGACTGAGAGCGCGAGGAAACGCGGCTCCGGTCTGCACAGGAGCCGTCAATGGCCAACACCCTCGGCAACCCCACGATGGGCTTTCAGGAGTCGGGCCGCGTCGAAGGCGCCTCGCCGACCGCCGGTTTGACGCCGGTCTGGATCGCCTCGTCCGACACCGGCCTGATGTTCCGAGGCGACGTGGTCGTCAGCTCGTCGAGCCCCGGCGCCAACAACTCGGGCAACTACATCACCAGCCTGCAGCTTCTCAGCAGCATGGTCGGCGGCTCGGGCTTCCTGGCGCGCGGCATCTTCCAGGGCGTCGAGCAGTTCATCCCCTCGGTCGGCCGCGTCGTCTGGAGCAATGCCTTCCAGGGCTCGCTCTCCGGTTCGACCGGCGACATCAAGGCCTGGATCAAGGACGACCCGGACGCCCTGTTCGTGGTGCAGGCGTCGAGCGGCCCGATCACCTCCTCGATGATCAATCTCAACATCGGCGTCTCGTCCCAGTCGTCGGCCGGTAACACCAACACCGGCTACTCCAACATGACGGTCGCGTCGAGCAACGTCATCTCGGCCAGCTCGCTGCCGTTCCGCATCGTCGACTTCTATTCGGCGTACGCGCCGCCCGCTGTGCCCGCCGTCGGCACCGCCGCCTTCATCAACGGCACCGACAACACTACCGCGTTCAACATGGTGATCGTGCGGTTCAACAACTGCGACCGCACGAGCCTCACGGCGCGCAGCACGTAACGGAGAAGTCAGATGCCCGTCGCACTTGCTCAGATCCGCGACCTTCTCCTGCCCGGCCTGTGGGGCATCGACGGTCGTTACCCGATGATCGAGCGGCAGTGGCCGCAGATTTTCAAGAGCCAGGACTCCAACATGGCGTTGGAGCGGCGCGCTGCCATGCGCTACCTCGGCTACGCCCAGCTCAAGAACGAAGGCCAGCCGACCGCCGCTGACAACAACATGGGTCAGCGCTTCATCTACAACGCCGAGCATTTCGAGATCGGGTTGATGTACGCCATCACCCGCAAGAGCCTGGATGACAATCTCTACAAGTCGGAGTTCGGCCCGAACAACGACGGGCTGCTCGAAGCCTTCAAGGAGACGGAAGAGGTCTACGCCGCCAACATCCTCAACAACGCCACGGTGTTCAACCCGGCGACCCAGGGCGATCTGCAGCCGCTCGTCTCGACCGCGCATCCGATCGATGGCGCGACGATCGCCAACCAGCCGTCGCCCGACCAGAGCCTCAACGAAACCTCGCTGCTCAATGCGGGCATCGTCATCCGCTCGACCTGGAAGAACAACGCCGGGCTCAAGGTCCACGCGCGCGGCCAGAAGCTGATCATTCCGGCCAACCTGGAGCCGATCGCGGCGCGCCTGTTCCGCAGCGAGCTGCGGCCGGGCACCAACACCAACGACGTGAATGCGGTGAAGGAGATGCAGCAGTCCTTCAAGGAGGGCTACTTCGTCTACGACTACCTCACCTCGCCGTTCGCGTGGTTCGTGCTCACCAACATTCCGGGGCTCGTGTTCTTCCAGCGCAAGCCCTTCGAGAGCGACATGTCGGTCGAGTTCACCACCGACAACCTGCTCGTCAAAGGCTACCAGCGGTACGTGCCGTCCTACTACGACTGGCGCCACCTCTGGGCCACGTTCCCGAATTCGTGAGGCATGCGATGAACCGCATCCGCAAGAAGACGAAGGGAAGCGCCGCGCCGCCGGTCGTCACGACGGTGCCGCCGGTCGTCAACACGGTGACCATCGGGACGACGCTCAACGACGCTACGTCTGGCGCGATCTGGGTCGCGATCGTGGGCCGGTAAGGAGATCACCATGGCCGCATACACTGCAGTCACGTCGCTGTCCTCGGCGGGCCTCTCGCCAGCGCTGTCGCTCGACCCGACCGCGAAGACCACGTCGATCTCCCTCGGGCTCACCGCCACCTCCTCGGGCGATCTCGTGCTCCAGGTCAACCTGTGGCAGCCGGGCTCGGCTGGCTCGGCCAACTGGGTCACGCTGATCTCGACCACCGCGCACATCACCCCGTCGAGCGCATCCGGCGGCAACATCGATGCGGGCACGTTCGTGTCGGTGCTGGTGCCGATCGCTGGCCTGCGCCTTTCGTCCACCACCTGGGGCGCGGGTACCGCGACGCTGCAGGCGCTGCAGGCCATCCAGTCGTAAAGGAGGCTACCCATGGCTCATCGACACAAGATGCACGCTCGCGGCGGCCACGCCCACAAGGAGACGCACGAGGCGCACGAGCGCGAGATCGAGCACGAGGGTGGCCTCAAGCGCGGCGGCAAGGCCCATCACCGCAAGGACGGCGGCAAGGTGCCGGGCTTCAAGCGCGGCGGCCGGTTCGCGCGCGGCGGCCGCGCGGGCGCCGACAAGCATCCCTTCTCCAGCGCGCACAGCCCAGGGAAGTTCTCGGCGACGTGAGGCTCTGAAGGTGCAGCCCGTCTACGTCACGTTGCCCAGCTCGGCCACCGGCGTCTCGGCCTGGAAGGTCGCCAACTGGCAGATCTCGCCGCAGCAGCTCAGCTTCGCGGTGCTGTCGAGCGGCGGCAGCTCGGGTACCGTCGACATTACCTACGAGGACCCGAGCTTCACCTACCAGAACCCGAACAGCTCCTCGCCGAGCGCGTTCTC